CCGACATCACTGGATCGTTAGCCGTAAAAATGTAGGAGAATTAAGCCACGAAGAGTATCCCTCAGAATTAAAATTCATCAGCGGAGGGTTCATCCACTGGAAGGTCATCGCTATGTCGTAGAGTTGCTGAGGCGTCAGATGCGGATGTTCCCGGCTGATATCTGTCATACTCATATCCCTTAGCTCAGCCGCGCGGGTGTTGTCGTGAAAGTCCCGGTATATAGAGGGTTGAACAAGCGCCCTCCGCATGTCCACTCTGCGGAATTTAGGTATTTTGGTAGATTTTTCTATGTACGTCTTGGCTCCGCATATCCCGTTCGGGTTGGTGATCAGGTCGTCCATTATCTGATCCTGGAACATTTTATAGTGTGACTCCATTTTAGACTTGGCGCAAGCTGCTTCCGCTGCTATCTGCCACTGGAGAACAAAGCCGCCTGAATCTATGAACGTGTCTACGTCCGCAGCATTCATCAAACCTAGTTCCTGTGGATTTGGCTCCACCTCGGGTTTATACATCGCCGTCTTAAGGAACTCCTGCGTGTTCTTATCGACAATGAATTTCATCATCTGACGCGTAGCTTCCACGGAGGCCATGCTATTTTCGTCAAGACAGGTGAGCCGGACATCGAACTCCTGGGCCATGTTCTTAGAGCGCATGATATCCAGAAGCTGCGGCAGTTTGGCGTACCCTTCGTAGGATACGTTCATCTTGGAGACGAACTCGCCGGTCTCTTTGTTTTTCTTAAGAAGGTGTTTTTTTATTTTGTCGGGGGATTGCCGTCCTTGGGCGTACAGCTGCAGTTCTTCGATGGTACGTCCTCCGGTGGCTCCGTAAGGAATGGCCAGACGATTATTTACATAGTCTGCGTACAGTGCCTGGTTTACATCGATGTAATACTGCTTTTCTAATTTCTTTTTAGGGTCGATGTGATCTGGAGGGTATGCATAAGTTTTACCTTTATAATCAGTAGGTTTCATCTTTAACTTCGCCATTCGGAAAATTTTCTTATAAAGGTAAATATTTTTTAGTTATGCTGTGTATTCTGTAAAATGCTGAATCTCTCGTTTCTGTTTGTCGCCGTGCCATCTTGGTTTTTTCTGCATAGCAGCGTACAGAGCCCACCCGAAAGCTACGCCCAAATCCCGTGACCCTCTGTTTTTCCAATTCATAGTCATTAGCTGGTTCAACAGATCCGGATGATCCAGCGCATTCGCCATGGTACAGGTGTAGCTGGTTATGAAATCGAAATACATACTGATGCTGTTCTCTGTAGCCGTAACGCCGCCTTTCTCAGTTTGACCCTTGTAATTTTTGACATCCGTAGGTTTATCCATCTCGTAGCCAGCGTATCCTCTTGTTTTTAGGTACGTCTTCAAACCTCCGTATTTGTTTTTCTCCGGAAGGAAGTCAGAACCGTAATAGACCATCGTTAATATTACATCCTCGAAAAATACGAAAGTATCGTCCGGACGCTCCATGTAAGTACAGCACACACGATTGGTTTTGAAGTTACTTCCCAGATCAACCGGATCGCCTTTAACGATACCGTTTATCTCGTCGTTGAACTGCCAGTACAAACTTTCTTCGCTGTCTACGTCCTTGTCGTATTTACGCATGAGTACGATAGCGCCTTTAGACCGCTCGGATTCACTGGCGAGGGTTTCGTTCTGGTCTATGGGGTCAATCCCGGCGCAGAAAAAGTGTGTATTTCCGGGCTTAGCCGTGAAAGCGGAAGACCGTTTATTGGCTTCCAGGTTATAGTCATGCGGGTGACGGCTGATGATCCAGCGACCTTTAGGATTGATCTCCCACACTACCGTAGTGTCTTTTATTCCGTCTTTCCATTTAAGATTTCCTCTCACAAAAGGCTTAGGATGGGCAACCTCGTTCAGGTAAAACTCGCGTTTGCGAAGGTTCTCGGTGTGGAACGGGCTGGAATTACGGATAGATAGGAAAATATCTTCTATGGTCCGGGGGTTCTTCCGGATGAAACTCATAGCACCAGGCGTATTGCCTGCTTCAATCATCGCGTTATACTTTTCAGTAACTGCTTCTATGACTGCTGCTTTATCTATGAAGCCCCATCTGTCGGCCACAATACCGTCGAATCCGCGTTCGGCCACACCTCTGAATATCCGCCACAAACCGTTGATAGTAGAACCCGACTTTAGTTTTTTCTTAGGATCAGATTCTTTGTGAAGTGTAATAGCCCAGTCCAGTCCTTCTGCCGTAATATCCTCTACCGTACTGGTCATAAGGATCATACCGCGCTTGGTGCCTCGTATACTACTGAAAGTGGCCTCAGCCATCGTAGCGACCCACTCGTTCGGATTCATTCCACTGGTAGGCTTTCCAAACTCATCTCCGTAAGCCGTACAAATACCTGTTGATCCGTCAAACCGGGTTTGTTTAGACGGTCCAAAACGGAAACGGGAACCTAAAGGAGGATATTCGTATTCTTCCAGAGAAGATTTATTTACCTGGCCTCCTTCTTCGTTACTTTTGGTGATAGAGGCGTGAGTGATGTGCTTAGAAGGATAGGTCATCACCAATCCCTTCTTAGGATTCTCTGTTCCACGATTCATTGGTTTATGGAACCAGAGCATATTGGCGTGACCGTGTACCAGCCGGTCGTAGGTCTCTATTACATGATCCTCGTTCACAAAAGACTGCATGGTGTGCAAGGAGCCTCTGATACGAGATCCGCGTTCGTACATGTAGCAAATTGCGTTCTCAGTATCCCCGAGCTGACGACATTTGAAATCCGCTACGCCTCTGCACTTGGGATCGTGGGTAGCATTCAGCAGGAACAGGAAAAACTCTCTGTCCGAATCCCGGTATAAAAACTCTTCACTGGTAATGCCCGTCCAGCAATTCATCTTAAAATAAAGACAGCCGGGAATATAGGTTTTTTTGCCTTTTATGAACATCCAGATACCGTTTCTCCGGCGATGGTGTTCTGTGGCTATGAAAATATCGTAGTCCCGTTCTGCCCAGTTATCCCTTCCGTAGTCTTTATCTGGGAAACGTACCTGCTCGGGTATGAGCGTTCTGCGAAATATCTGATCGTACTCGCTGAGACCGAAGTTTATGCAATCCTCGTCCGCCGGAGCTTCCGGAATGAAGCAGTCTACGTCGTATATGTTCTCAACAGTGGAATTTGCTCCGAATTTTAAGGTGTAATTCGGTAAAGCTGTTAAATCTACATAGTAATCTGCTTTATCAATCCGTTTCTTCCAGTCGATCATCAGATGTAGGTATAGTTTTCAGCATGTTTCTCAGCGTATAGACGAATTTTGCTACGACTTTCTACCAGTGCAGCTTCTCGGGCCGCTTTACTGTCCGGAAATAGTCTTGCTTCTATTCTGCGCACTTCCTGGCCGAGTTCCTTTACCCGTTCCCGTGCTTCGTTCCTGCGCTTGTAGTAGTTAATGTCGCTTTCTTTTTCCATTTTCACGTCATTCGTTTGCTGGATAAAGAACTCGTAATCTTTTTTGGCTAATAGCCAGTCAGTGAAGTCCGTTTCATGCAGAATCTGAATGTATCGCAGCCATGCCCCCATCACCAGCGGATGTTTGTACGTGACGATCCTCTCGAACATAGCCTGGTTGGTTTTAGTGTCGATCTTAAGATAATCGAACACCGCCTTGATCATAGCTTCGCGTTCTTTTATCCGCACAAAGGGGCTATCGATGTCACCAATCAGAATGGCGATCTTAATTTGATCCTCAGAACATTCGTAAAATTCCGGAAAAGAATTCAGCTCGGGAAACCTCTCCCGGATCTGCTGTCCTGGCTCTATGGTAGTTATATCGAAATAGCAACGGCTTAGATCGTACATAATTTGTAGAAGTTAACAGTTTCCTTTTCCAAAAACAAAATGTCTTTGCGCTGGATTAAATATAGTCTGCGATCAGCCAGTTCCATGTGATTCTCCGTTTCGTACTGTACAGCGACGCGAGGATCGTAGATCAGCTTGTCTCCTGCCTGAACGTCTGTATCTTCATCACAGTACGTAGGAAAGTCAAAATAGCCACCTGGTCTGCCGTTTACAGTCAGCGGTTTCCCACTGTGTAAAACTCTGCCGTAAGCCCATCGTGCACTGCGTTTGTACGTTCCTCCCAGTTTAGGTATGACTAAACCGGTGGTGGATCTCACAAAGGTAGCAGCTCCTTCTTTTTCAGTTTCCTGCAGCTCCGGATCGATCAGTAGATATCCATTGATCATTTTACCAGCGGTAGTCATGTATATATCATCGTACTTGACGAAACACATTTTACCTTCCTCGGTATCGAAGTACTGTGATTTCAGATGGATCTGGTAGGAGAATTTAACGTGATCACCTATAGCCAGTTCGTTCTCTGTCTCGAAACGACATCCGGCTTCTTTAAGCCGGTTTATCTTGTAGAGCAGGGAAGCATCAGCTATTACCTTTTCGTTATTCCGCTCCGTTATGATAGAAGCTTTGATAGCTTTGATATCTTCGCGCGTGAAACGTATTTGCTCAGGTACACCGTAAACCGTACCTGTGGTGGCGAAATTCTTGTTCTTAGCATCCACGCGGTTGCCCTTCTCGTATTTGTACGTGGGAGCAATAAGTCCCGTTTCTTTCCCGGCCAGTTGGTAGGTTTCGAAATCCGGATCAGGCTTGATCAATACGTAGTTAAAGGGGATGCGGATGTTTTTTATGCTGATCATATTTCCGCAATTATATCATATTCAAAAATCACAGATACTTTCTCACCTTCTACCTCGAACGTTGAAGAGATGCCGGGATTAAACACGATGCGCTGGCCTGCTCTGTCGCCGCTCAGCACGGTAGCCGTAACGCATCTACCCTTTGAGTTCGTGCCGTGAATGATGCCGGTTTTAGTTTTATCCTCTACCGCATCTTTTTTTACAAGAACTTTTCCTTTCGACGGAACTATATCAGATAGTAGCATAAATGTCTTCTTCTCGCATTAAAAAATGCACCGGATCAATGTTCAGCTCGACGCCTGCGTTCTTCATAAACAGCACGTGATCGCCTACTTTGTACAGAGGGTTTGGTCCTACGTGCGTCACTTTACCGCTGGATGGCGGCTGTTGTGCCGCGCCCGGTATGTACAATCCGCTTTCGGTTTTTTCCGGTGCCGGATCTGGGAGAACAACGACTCTGCCTTCTGATGGCTTAATGGTATCTTTCATATTTCGTATTTACTTTTATGGGGTAATATTTTATCTAAGTATGGTGCCAGTCCTGTTTTAATGGCGGCGTCCGTGAAGCTGACTACGTGACGATCATTGCAATAATGTGCGGCCTGATCGTAGTCTACGCGTTTGGATATTTTCACGTCTGGCATGTGTTCTCCTTCCAGTCCTGCACAATAAATAGACTTCATGCCGTAGCCGAATTTCACATCCCAGTTTACAGCTTCAAATCTCTTGTTGAAATGTCCTTTTTCCATGATCAGAGGACAATGGCCGTCATAATTCAAATCCGGGAAACCGTTAGCAGCTAACCATTTCTTAGTTTGATTCATAGTCTGACGGTAGCTCGAAGCGTTTTTCAACATACTTTCGTAGCAGGTGCCTTTATAGTAGTTCGGGTAGTTCTCGATGTCTACTGGCTGTAGCAGGACGTGATCGTCGTTCATGAACAAAAAACGATCCGTATACTCGAAGGCCTCGTAAGTTTTCAAAAAGATATTCAGTTCCTTGTATTCTTTATGCGGGCTATCAAGCATGGGTACGTGCTTGATGTTCTTTATCCATTTAGGCTTCTCACCTATGATGTAGACGTCACCGGCTTCGGTGAATTTCTCGATGCTGCGGAGCACGTAACGAAGGTCCAGGTGGTTTATCTTTGATTTCCCTAAAGGAATAGCTATATCCATGTTTGACATACTTTCATGTCAAATTTATTACTTTTACATCTACAAACCAAATTATGATTACTTTATTGATCCGTTGCTCGTATCGTCCTAAAGGTTTCGCCAAAACATTCGCCTCCATTCCGGGGGGTGTGCAGGTTATTTGTTCCTACGACGACGAGCGGGCTTTGGGGTATATTCCAGAGCACGTACAGAAGATACGCGTATTTAAGCACGATGCGCAAGTGTGGTATGATAATTATTGCAACGATCTAAAGCAGCGGGTAACAAGCGGATATTTTGGGTTCATCGATGAAGGAGATGTTATTCTTCCGGGAGCCTTGGCGCAACTCCAGAAACACCTGAAAGGATCGAACGGGGTAATCTGTCAATTCAGTCGTGGAGGTAAGTTAAAACCTCCTGGCGATTACATAAGAAACCGTATGGTTGTTCGGGGTAAGATAGGAATGCCTTGTCTGTTCTTGCATCACTCGCACAAAGACGTGGCGGATTTCGATGGATCGGTGGGTGCGGCGGATTACCACTGGATAAAAGCCGTTTCTCGCAAAGTTAAACTCAAATTTGTCAGCATTCCAGTTGTGTTTGCAGAGAAACGGGATAACGGAGCTACTGAGGAGTAGGTTTTTCGTCTTGAACTTTGTTGTATAGATCGAGCAGTTTCTTTTCGGTCGGCTTATCCAGTATCGCTTTTCCCGATTCCATCCTCAGTACGTAAGTCCTTCCTTTGCCGATACTCACGGATGCCTTTTCCTGGCCCATTCCGCTGCGTAGCCTTAACTCTCTTAGCACCTTCGCTCTGGGGTCGATACTTTTTTCTGCGGGCGGAGGCGTGTCGTCCGTCTCTCTTGTAAATACATACATGAAAGACATTCTTAGAATCTCTTCCGGCTGTAGCTTGGGCAAAGCTTCTGTAAGCTGTTTGAACACTTTGATCACTTTTTCCTGTTTGTCTGCTAGGTTCTTTTCCATAATTATTTTTTATGTTAAAGATAGACAGAGACAGTGTGAACCTGTGGTAACAGTTTGGGTTACAGTTTTATCCGAACTCCTTTCTTCCACTGCGGGTTTCTGTGCATGTAATCCAACACGGTCTCTACTGCCTCTTTACGGCTACCTGCTTCTACCGCAAGACCTTCTGCTTTAAGGTCTGACCCTCTGTACCAGACGTACACAACACCGTTATCGGTACTCTCTTCCATCCCGTACTCTTCGAGAAGTTGTTTTAATTCTGCTTCCTGTTTCATAAGCTAAACATTAAATTTTCACTATTACGACCACACTCTTTCAAACCGAACTGCTCACAGTGCGTGGTATATTTTTTCTCTAAACCTTTGTCGCCGTTCCATTCGATGACGAGGAACTCGCATCCGACCTCTTTCAAATCTATCTCTTTCAATACTGTCCAGTCGTTTGACTCGCAGTCTATCGATATAAACTCCAGCTTCGGTTTGCCTGCGTGCTTGTACCAGCCTTTGAAGTCCAGAATCTGTATGTGACGTTCAGCGAACTGGACGCCTTGCTTGCGCCAGCGGATCGTTTCCTTGTAGTCGGTGGTAGAGACAAGCGCTCTGTCTGTTCCATTTTTAACATGAGTGCCGGATTCGTAGAATGTTACGCGCCCGATCTTATCTCCTAATCCCTTATTGTAGATGTGAACCTTATCGTTGCCTTTGTGCAATTTTATCAAACTGCTGCACACCGTTGCGGGCTCAAAGAGATGCGCGGACCATCCGTGCTCGATCAGAAGGCGAGCGTTAGAGAACGTAGTGCCGTCGTTCTCGCCTACGGATAGCAACGTACCTGCGCGACCTTTAAAATAATCTAATACCTGTAAATCTTCTTTATTCTGACTATAGGTCATATTCCTTGTAATTTAAAAATTATCTTATCGTGTGCTACCGGATCGCTGGGAGCTGCGTACTGAAAATACGAGCCTCCTTTTTCGAAGGTCATGCCCAGTTTATGCGCGATGATCGAAGCGCACACCATGTCGTGCCGGTGGCCTTCGCATCTTGGGTCCTGACTCTCCGAATTATTTTTATTGGTCCATGCTCCTTTAAACGCTCCGTCGATCATGGCCTGTTTCCAGTGCTTGAAAAACTCATTTCCGATATAGCTGTTGAAATTCAGTCCTGTAAATCCGGCAGAGTACATTGGTATTTCCATGGCCTCGTCACGAGTCAGGTTAAAATAGCTCAGGCAGTTATCGTTGGCCCATTTACCCGCCACGTGCCCGGCTTCCTCCATAAAGTAGCCTTTCGTCTCGATTATATTAAAAATAGGCGCCGGATCTGCCACGGCGTAGCAGGAAGAGTCTAGCCATAATACCGTGTCTGACCTCATGTTACACATCAGTTCGAGAGCGT